CAGTCTCTGCCCGAAGGTTACGTTAGCGGGATCGAACAATCCCTGAATAGCCTGGGTAGCCTTTGTCTGAATAGCTGTCGGGTTGTAGCGAGGGTCACAGCCTACAACCACAGGAGCACCAGTCGATCCGATGTTCACGGACACGAAGGAGGCTGCCTGAGCGGTCACTGTAGCGCCTGCCATGGCTCTGTCCTGAAGGTAGCTCGTCACCACGTCCAGAAGGCCCTGAGTGGGCGTTGTATTGCCCACAGCGGTCAGGTACACCGTGACGTTCGTGTAGGTGTTGGCTACTGCGTTGGCCTGAGACACAGAAGAGACTCCGAGAGCGAGGTTACCAAAGTCATTCAAGGTAACCGCACGATCCTGAGTTCTATACGCACGAGGTGCGTTTACTCTGATCTGGTCAATGGACTCTGCGTTGGCTCCACCGGTCATAGCAGTAGAGGACGCAATTCCTACTCCCACAAGAGGCGCAGCAATATCTACAATCTGATTCGATGCCAGATTTCCTACGGTTCCACCACCCACACGGTATCCCGAATAGATGTTCAAACCTGCGGAAGGCACAGCACCATTGATGTCATCACCAAATGAAATGGTGACTACACCGTTCTCGTCCGTGGACTGAGACCAGGCTGTGTCTGTAGAGATGGCATCCATCAGTGTAGAGACTTCGAACCAAGGGATAAGAGGGTCAACCGTATTGATCAATGCCGCAGGATTGTACAGAGGATTGTCAAGATAGACAGTTACAGATCCGCCGATGACAGGGTTGTTGGAGAGCGTGTACTCCTGGAGAATAGATCCGTCAGAAGTCCCCAGAGGCTCTACCAGGACTGCATGGTTGTTCCCCGTCTGAGTCCCCATAGTGAAGGTCACAGTTCCCTGTGTCTCTCCCTGGATAACCTGTACTGCCGCATTACCCCCAGCACCTGGTACGGATACATCCGCAACAGTCTCGAAGATGACAGGAGCGTTCAGAGACTGAACGTACTGAGTAGTCACCTGAGTTCCCGCAGGAACCACAACTGCTGTTGCCTGTGTGTCGTCAGTCTCAAAGGTCACTGTACCTGTAGAAGCGATAGGCTGTCCAGGTGTATATCCGAGTAGTTGAGCCAGACGGATGACGGAGGACATCTGAGTAGCGGTACCAATGTAGGCTTCCGCTGCTGCTCTGTCTCCATAGTAGGAAAGGATATCCATCTCACGAGCAAAGGACTCAAGGAGCATTACCTCAAGTGAGCCTGGATTCTGATTGGTCCATTCAGGAAATGCCGCAGTGGCGTAATCCAGCATGGAATCAATGAAGCCCTGATAGTCCTTGGACGTGTAGTCAATGCTGATTCCTGGATTAACACTAGCCATTTGCAGGAACCTCCACTACAGATCCGCCTACCTTGATCACGGCTGCATCAGCAACACGTCGAACAGGAGAGGCTTGAAGGACAGGAGCGAAGTCGATTTCCAAGGAAGCGATCCCATCGTTAGTTTGGTTGAGGACGGGAGTGATGGCAGTTACCTCTGTACCAGGTTCGTACACATCCATCTGTCTCGTCACACGCTGACGTAGTTCTGCGTCCACCAGGTTCTCGTCTACCCCAAACAGTAGTCGGGATAGCGGGATACCGAAGTCCGCTCTCATAGCACGCTGACCAGGCTCCGTACCTACAAGGGCACGAATACGCTGCTGCGTTTGTACATCGATGTCCGTTTCGGTGGACACCGCACCGGTTTCCATTACTGTGAATGGAATAGTCATTTGTGTTCCCACGAACATCTCCTAGATAATGTAGCGTACTCCGTTAAGGCTTACCCAGTCAGTCTCGAAAGCTGCCCCAGCAACCAGAGTACAGTTGCCGCTGACGTTGAAGTCCACCTTGACAGTGTTGTTCACGTAGTTGGCAGTGCTATACAAATTCTTGGCGCAGACAACCGTGCGACGGTCATTAGGAATGAGTGTGTCATTCGTCATGGTAAAGAACGTTCCGCCGTTGGGAGTAGTGAAAGATCCTTCAGTACCAGCGGCTGTAACTGTCAGACCTCCACGCCATTCCACGTAGCGAGTACCTCGGAAGAGATAAGAAGTGTACTGGACAGTTCCCTCGTTGTTTCCGTCATGCGTGTATCCAGCAATAGGTGTAATGGTTGTCCATACCAGATCGTCTTCCGAAGGAAGATACACAGGCTTATTGATGTAACCACCATTGAACATCACCCAGATAATGCTGTTAACAGACGGAATCGGGGAACCAGAATTGATAGGCTCTGCCCACTGCAATTCTGCGTTCCCCGATACCTGAGGAGCCTTCACACGTACACGACGCTTATTGGCAGGGTCCTTGGTGCTGACCACTACCGCTCGGTACACGCCGTAAAGGTTATCCTGCATATGACTGCGCTCCTACATTCGTTGACTTCCAAACACCATTCACCAGCTTCGGCGCTACCTTGTCCGTTACCGGGGAAAGGATATTGGGCGACGAATAGGTAATGGTGTACGACTGATTGCGCAGTACCTTCATGTCGATCTTATAAATACCAGCCGTTGTGTTACCCGACTTCGGCGGCATCGTCAGCTTATGCGTGGCTTTCTTTACCAACCACAAACCTGCATTGTCCTCCGGTACTCCTTGCCCCACGAACTCAACCAGCTTGTTGGGCTTCACACGATAGTCTCCGATGACGGAGGCTTCGGCGGTAGACCAGTACTGGTTGCGCATGGTAGAGGCATCCAAGCGCTGCACAGCTTCTGCGTAGGAGTCGACAGGGTATGTCTGCTCGTACTTGGAGAGCATGGGAGCGCGAGGGATGGACGTGAAGGCTTCGTACAAGGCGTACTGCTGATTGGCGTCGATGATTCGTCCGGTCAGAGGATTGATTCCTGTGATAGAGCGCTTGGCAACAAGCGTTTCAGAAGTAGTTGTACCCACACTGGGAGCAAAGCTCTCAAGCGTGTCCTTCACACCTGGAGTATTCAGTGCCCAGAATTGCGGAATGTTTCTCAGAGTATTCTGAGACATCACGATGTTCGGATCAATGAAATACATATCGGTGTTGTCCACATAGAATCGGTAACCGATTTCATTTGCCAACTCACAAAGGAACTGGAAGTCACTGGCATTCTGAAGTCGGTAGTCGTACACGGCATTGTAAGGATGAATGATCGCTCTCAGTCCATTCTTAACTGCAATGCGTGAAGCAATAGCAGAAGGACTGATGTGCTTCCATGCCGTATTCACAGATGACTGCATTGGCATGCTCGCACCGACGATGGTGTACTGCACTCTGGTAGTAATGATACTAGCAAATACCTTGTCAGTGGTAGTCTTGACGATTTTGTATGACGCCACATACCCCAGGAAGGTATCCACATAGTTAGGGTACATCCCGTACGTAATACGGATAGGAGTGTTCTCCTTAATGTAGGTCCACTTACTGGTTGCTTTCGTATTCCCGTTTGATGCTCCTAGCCCTCGGTACTGGACATCGAGTAGCGCAATCGTGTGCTTATCCGTTTCCTGAATGATCTGAAGGTCGGACGCGTACTGATTCAGTGCACGTCCGGACACTTCTACACCGAAGAACGGAGCAGCCTTCATCTTGCTAGACACTAGGCACTCTCACCTTCGTACCTCTTGGCAGGTCGTTCCAGAACATGATCTCCGGATTAGCATCTGCGATTACCCACCAAGCCTGCTCATCTCCATAAGCAGACCAGGAGAGGTACTCAATCTGATCTCCGTCCTGCCATACGTAGGTGCTGTAATTGATTCGCTGCTCATCCGGTGGCGTGATGACAATCGTAGGGCGAGTCTTTCTATTGGAATCCTCTACCGCCACGATTCTGTTATTGGCATAGCGGCTGTTCGTGTTGATAGCCATTAGTTACCTGCGTTTCCTTGCTGCTCAGCGAATACCGTGAAGCCGATGTCCACTGCGCATCTCACTGGCACCATCTGCTGTGAGAAGTGCGTGTAGACAATACCCAGGCTGGAGACAATCCCGAAGTAGGAAAGACCTCCCGGAGATCCGTAACCGAAGTAAAGATCAATAGGCACGGCAGCCATAGGGCCTTGCACCACCATGTTCTGAGACTTTCCTCCACGGACACCAGGAACAAGCTGCTTCTGGTTGATTCCGCAGAGGTTGAAGAAGGCGTTGGTATCCACAGCACAGCCATAGATACCTGCGTCAGCCAACTGGTACTTCGAGTCCCACATTTCATACGTTCTGTCGAACAGCAGTGAGAAGGAAACCGTGGTGTTCAGGGCTGTCTGGTAATCTCCCGAGTCACCAGGTACTCGTGCATAGTCTGGGAGTACCTGGTTGTTCAGGTCGATAGAGCGGGACTCAGCGATCGTAGAGGGGTTGTACAGGAAGTTCACCTTGTACTTGACTCCGTTGTTCTCCTCACGTCCCACCATTGCTCCACGATAAAGAGTGGAGTCCTTCGTCCCGCCATATCCTTGTGATACCTGACGGAATGGAATGTTGAGAATGCGAGAGTCGAACTTCGGATTCTCAACAGTGCCATAACCGGGCTGGCCCTTTAGTGACCATTCCTGTCCGGCAATTGGAAGCGTCGTTCCCATTTAGTGTCCCTTCTGAAGTTCCTTGATACGTGCGTCTTCAAGCACGGCATCCACAATCATCTTACCGCTCACACGCGCTTCCTGCGAAGTCATACCTGGGTAAGGGTTAACCACGATAGCTCCAGCCTCAAAGCGAATTCCTCCGCCACCAGAAGTAGAGGTACCTGTGGTCAGGGTATTCGTAATAGCATTACGTACGTTCTCTGCCTGCTTGGCAGGGAGAATCATCTCTCCCTTGTGCACACGGGCTGTGGTGTCGTCCTTTAGGTCCCAAGCACCTTCGTCGTACCAGTGAGGGTTCTTACCATTCCAGAAGCTCCACGCCTTGGCGGGGTTACCGTAGCGTCCCTTGATGTACTTGATTCCCCAGGCAATCTGCTTCTCTGCCGAATTTCTCCACGCGGCTGTAGCAGTCTCCTTGTGAATGTTGGACATAGCCTGAGGGATACCGTAAGCATCAGAGCTTGGATTGTCTGCGTGCTCATCCCAGCCGGACTCACCCATCCATAGATTGTAGAGAGCCTTCCACTGGTTACCAGTCCATCCCTGCTTTGCTGCCATCTTCTTTCCGAGGGCAATGTTTCCCTTTGGATTTCCAGGAGGATTCTTACCGTCAACCTCACTGGTCTTGCTGTCGTCAGTAGTTGTGGAGCTGGTTGCCTGAGACGCTAGTCCCATATTCCCTCCGCCACCTGCTCCGCTCAGTGCGGACATCAGGTTGGCAAGCTCGGACGTTCCTCCATAGCCTCCACCAACGTTTCCACCTACGGTGTCTGCCTGCTCATTCAGAGTTGTTGGGTCTTCTCCG